AACAAGAACAAAACTCTTTTATTGAACCTGAAAACATTCATCAAGTGATGTATGAGATGGCAACTAGAAGCGGTGCTACTACTGTTCAACTTGATCCCATTGGGGGATCTGAAAACTTTCAAGGCGGTTCAGAAAATGTCCATCGATGATTGTGTGTTATAATGTTAGTAACCACCAAAGCTCCTCTTTGGTGTAATCACTAATCCAAAACAATATGTCAAGCACCCTTCTGGCAATTCAGTCTCTTCAAAAGGTCTGGCGTGAGCAAGATTTCAAACTTAGTGTTGAACAACAAAAACGTCTTGATGAGCTAACCGACCTTCGTCGTCGTGAGGTCAGTGAGTTCTACAAACAGGGTCGCGTTTGGTCTGGTCCTTCTGAGGCTGGCAAACCCGTCGAGGAGTGACAAACTGAGGGGGTTTTCGCCCCCTCTTTTTTTATCTTAACTTATCATGACAATGACTGAACCTAATTACAGAGTTCTGAAGTTTGGTAATCATCCCACCGAGGGTTTGTGGAATAGCAGATCATTCACACGATCACTTGTTGAAGCAGAAAATCTTTTCCATGAGGCAGAGATTGAGCGTGCCACTGGTGGAGATCTCATCGGTTCTGTTCTCATTAAGGTTGATGACGATTCCTGGCATGTCCTTGACAAGTTTGGCACAGAGGGTTATAGTATTGGTCTGTCTCAAGTTGGAGTGTTTGAGGTCTCAAATTCCGACACTGTTATGGATCTATCATGAAATTTGTTGACTTTACAGCAGAAGAATATACCTTCGTTACCAAATTATTGGAAGAGACGAAGGCAACCACCAACAAAGATCTCAAAGTTCTGAACGGTGCTCTCTTGGCTCTCAAAATTGCATCTGCTGACGACCATTACCGTCGTTATGTGAAGATTGCTCCTTATGGTGAAAGACTCACTAGGGAACAATTCTTTGAGGATCTTTATCACATAACTGAACAAGATTTGAAGTCAAGAGATGATAACGGCGGTTTCGGTTATTGTTAGTAACCTCTAAAGCTCCCCTTTAGTATGACAAAGCCACTCACCCACATCCAACACCCAGAAGACCTCATCCTCTCCGGTGAGCTCTGGGTGGTTGACGCCCTAACTAATCAAGCCAATCACATCTCTGTCAAGATTGATGGAGCACCTGCGATTGTCTGGGGAACTCACCCACAAACGGGTAAGTTCTTTGTTTCAACCAAGTCCGCATTCAACAAGAAAAAGGACAAAATCTGTTACACCATTGATGATGTCAGAAAGCACTTCAAAGGTGTTTATGAACTCCAAGACATTCTGATCACCTGTCTCATGAACTTGCCCGTGACTGAGGGCATCTTCCAAGGTGATTTCATTGGTTTTGGTGGTGAAGGTCAGAAAGCTTTCACTCCTAACACTCTCACTTACACCTTCTCTGAGGCACCACATCAGACCATCATTGTCGCCCCTCATACTTACTATGAGGTGGATTCTGACACTCACATGAGTCAAGCAGTCCCACATCCCCTGAAGGGTGAGCTCATCTCGACCGACGATTGTTTGTTCATTCAACCTTTCGTTGATCGTTTCCAACGTGATCACCGTCCCTTCAAGATTAACAAGTCTCGTTGGAACTTTCTCTCTCAGAAAGACGCACAAAGTGCAATCATCTCCATCAACGCTTTGATCCGTTCTGGTCAAGAACTTGATGACCAAACTCTCATCGACATCATCGGTGATGCTGACCTGGTTAACCTCTATCAACTGGTCATTTCTCTAAAAGAGATGTTTATGGATGATCTCATCGTTTATGGTTCTCCGACCTGTTCTGTGGGGTCTGAGAGGGTTCTGGCAGAGGGTTTCGTTATTTACTCCGACCACGGTGACATTCCTCTGAAACTTGTCAATCGTCATGAGTTCGCATTCAACAACATGAACTATGGTAAATTCTCCTGATTATTGTTAGTAACCTCCAAAGCTCACATTTAGTGTAACCACTTCAATCCTATGAACGAACAAGACTCTAACCAATTGCGCGACGAGAGCATCGAAACGATGGGTCAGACTCTTTTTGACCGTTTCGCTGAACTTCTGGACGACGATCAAGAAACCGCTAAGGCACTCCATTCTGAATGGGTTGTTGATGGTCAGGATCCCGAAGAAGGCGATTATGAGTTCATCTTTGTTGAAAAGATCTCCTCATGAAAAATCTCTCAGATCGCACAATTTCTAACCTGGCAACTGCAGTCCATGAGTCTGTCGTCAAACAGATCTACGGTGATCCTAAATTCCTGACAGACTTGTCTGAAGCCCTTGGCAGATCCCTCACCGAGCTTTATGGTGAGATGGATGAAGAATTAAGGTCGGACATTGGAATGTTAATTTTCGACAGGATGACAATCAAATGAGCAAATGGATTGTTCAGAAACCCTCCATTCTTGACCCAAAACAAATCTCTCACGGGTTTGTCATTAATGATGGAGAATATGCAGCAGTCCCAATGAGTGACAGCGACACACAACTGATGGTCATTCATAACGGATCACCACTCAAAGTTTGTCGTAACGAATCATCAGCTCTCAACTTTATCAAGAAACACCAAAAACGAAGAAAATGAGACAAACATTCAGATTCTTTTCATCCATCATCATCGGTTCTGTGGCACTTGCTGGTGTCTCTTTCATCTTTGATCAACAACGCAATCAACAGGATTTTGTTGGTGGGCGAGTTGTTGGTTATGTTGAAGTTTCTCCTGGTGTTTGTGAATCCACCTTCATGGGAGAAGACAATGAGTTCTACATTATTCAAGAGGAGTGCAACAAATGATCGACACTGATCTTCTCATCGCTTACGAAGAAGGAACTCTTGAAAGAGAAGACTTCCTCAAATTGTTCCAACAAATTTATGACTCCAGGGCATATACCTGGCTTCAAGGTCATTATGGTCGCACACTTTCTGACCTGGCACAAGCTGGTCTGATCAATCTCAAGTGATTATTGTTAGTTACCCCTAAAGCTCCCCTTTAGTGTAACCACTGATTCATTATGACACTCACCGAAAGAAATCAAAAACTCTTCGAACTTCGTCAGAAACTCAACAAAGCTCGTGCAGAAGTTGCATGGATCGAGCAAGAGATCTGGCTCACCAAAGATGAGTATGATCGTCAGGGTCTTGACCTCTTCAAAGAAATGGGTCTCGTCGATAGTCCCATGTTCTACGAAATTTACGGAGGTTGATTGATGAAAACAACGACTGCAACTTACAACATTCGGGTCGAAACTTGTGACTTCAAAGTGATAGAGTTTCAACGCACATTGCCCACACGTCCAACAACACAAAAGGGCATCAAAGCACAGAACAATAAACTAGAACAATGGGTGATGAAAGAGTTACCCTACTACTCAAGAATCGACATTTCTCTTCTCAACTGATGATCAAATCCAAGAAAATGATGCTCGACATTATGTCAAAGTGTGATGATGCAGACAAACTAACTCGTGAAGAAAAGTTCCAAGTCTTCTGCAATGTGTGTGACAACATGCTCAAAGAGGGCAGAATGACCAAGGCAACACATAAACGTTTTACACACATTTGGTGATATTATTGTTTGTAACCTCTAAAGCTCTCCCTTAGTGTAACCACGTTTTCCATTATGACTTTCGTAGCTCCACAACACAAATCAGAATATCTCACTGAGTGTCTCCTTGAGGTTCTCAACAACCGTGAGAAAGTAAACGCTCTCGAATCTGGACGAACCGTTTACACCAACTTCGAATATGAGGTTGGTCGTAAGTACATCAAAGTCTGGTCTTATCTTAGGGAGTCTGTTTTTGAAGACGCAAGATTGAGAGGTCGTTCCTGTTACATGTTTGTGGACAAAGAGACTGGATCGGTTTACAAACCAGCCTCCACTAAGGCACCCGCTAAGGGCATTCGGTTCCAGATTGATCAGTTGGCTGATAACCCTGACATCTGTGATCCTTATGGGAGTTTCCTTTACATCCGATGAGAATGAGAGAGGTTTACAACCTCTCTTTTTTTATGTTAAAATCCTTTTGTCTCAATGAAGGCGCTAAGATTCTAGAGTACATTGTTAGTAACCTCTAAAGCTCTCCTGTAGTGTAACTTACTTGGTTTTTATGACCAGTTCTGACCTTCGTCCTAATGTTGTGATGGAGCTGGATGATTATTCATCCACCTTTGAACTCCTAACCCTTGACTTTAAGGCACGAGTGAAGATTCACAACTATGAAGTAAAGAAACTCGGTGAGGACATCAGAGCACTTTTCAACTTCGCTTCTGATAAGATGTTCTTCAAACTCATCGACATGTGATGAACGAGAGAGGAGTAATCCTCTCTTTTTTATTGTTAGTTACCTCCAAAGCTCCCCTTTAGTGTAAGAACCACTCAACCAAAACCATGATTCACTATCTCGTCAAATGTCCCTCTGATCCTTATGAGAACACCGATTGTTTAAGTGATCTCGACAGGGCTTGGGATCTCTGTCTCTCACTCGCTGAAGAGTATGGATACGCTGAAGTTGGTTACTATAACGTCCAAGGACATTACCAACTCGTCGGTGATTATTGTTTCAACTGATTATGACACCTGAAGAATTTGAAGAAAATGTCAGAATCATCACGGGAGATCCTAACTGGTCCCTCCCTGATGATGAAGACAATAATGTTAGTAACCCCCAAAGCTCTCCCTTAGTGTAACCCACTCAACCATTATGAAAACTAAGAATCCTCGTCTTGTGTTTGGTGATGATGAATTCACCTTCTTCCGTGTTAATCTCCTCCAAGAGGTAGAAGCTCAGAAGAGGTTGTTTAACCCAACTCAAGCAAAAAGAGAACAGAAGAAGGCAGACGATTGTCTTCATTATCTAATGAACTATCAATCACACCAAACTGAATTCTGATGAACACTTTACAAGTTGAACAATTACAGGAAGACATCATCACAATCATGGAATCTCATTTTCCTAATGAGAACGTAGATGAGGTGATTGAACTTCTATGTGACGCTGTTAACCAAAACATTTCACCCACACTTTCTGATCATGACTAAAACTGAAGCAATCGCCATCTTCGAGCGAGCAGGATACACTTTCATTGGATACAAGGACACTGGCTGGGGTTGTAAGCAGTATTACTTCACCTATCCTGATGTTCGTGGTGAGGTTTCTTATGATCTGCCACTGTTGAGAAAGAGAGCAAGACATCTTGACATTAAGATGTGGCATGATGAGTATAAGGAACAGCTGAGACAGGGCATTCAGGAGACTCTCTTCACTGACTCTGAGATTGAGTACAATTATTTCATCGAGAACCCTGTTGTAGTCGCCTAATATTGTTAGTTACCTCCAAAGCTCCCCTTTAGTGTAACCACTCATTCAACTCAAATCATGGCAACTCGTGGACGAATTGGAATCAAACTTTCTGATGGTTCCATCCTCTCAGCTTATCATCACTGGGATTCCTATCCTCAGTGGCTCGGTGTTAACCTGGTGAAGAACTTCAATTCTTTTCAGAAAGCAGCTGAACTCATCGATGGTGGTGACATGTCAGCATGTTACACTACTCATACTTGGGAGTCCGAACCCCTCAAGCGAGAGATCATTCAACCTGATGGATCTTCTACGTTCGAGTACATCAAAGATGATGAAGGTCAGTGGGTTTACACCAAAGTGAAGCCAGAACCTGGTCCTCAATATTACTCTGAGCGTGGTGAGGATTGTCCTCCCCGTCTCGATCCTGACCTTTTCGAGTATCTCTCCAAAGGTGAAGAATTCGCATACGTTTTTGAAGGTGGAACCTGGATCTGTTATGATCTACATGAGTTCGATAGTGAGGAACCTGAAATTGTCGAAATCCCTCAGGTTCTCTGATTATTGTTTGTAACCTCTAAAGATTCCCTTTAGTGTAATCAACCATTTTCTCTAAAACAATGACCAACCCTTCACAAACCCATAAAGCTCTCCAACTCCTTCGTGATGGTTTCATGATTGAGTTGACTGAAAAGATCTACACCGATGATCGATTCACAAATCTCATGATGGATCTCACCTCTGAGTTTGTTGAGAAAAACATTCCCGTTGTTGATGAAGATCTCCAGGTGGATCTGGCACTGATGATGATGGAATCGATCTCACTTCGTTCTTATTGATCTAAGTGTAATTTATGAAAACCAACCAAGAATTTATTTCCCTTGTAGAAGAAAGAACTCAAGCAATTCTTTCCACCAAAGGTGATGTTGGGCGTCAGGCAATTGCCACCACTCGTGGTCAACAGGTGGAGAAAGCAGCAGCAATCCTGTTATCGGATCATCCCAACGTTGAGAGTGTGGTCGAACAAGTCTTTGAAGAGGAAGTAGACGAGTTCTCCAACATTGACCTGGTTGTTACCACTAAAGACGGTCGAACAGTTTATGTACCCTGCGCTCGTGATCTTTGGTTGGGGACATCACAACAAGATCGCCTTCAGATTGTATGGGCAAAGTTCAAAGGTGGACTGTTTGATAACCATGATGTCTGTTATCTTTGCCTGGATGATATTAACACAATCTTGAACAAAGAGCACCGCAAGAGTGCCAGACGGGGACCAAAGATCAAAAACTGCTGTCGTGTTCTATTTGAAGCTGGAGTGATAATGAACTTCGAACACCTTTGGAATCATCTTCTTACCATTGATTGATGGTGATTATTGTTAGTAACCTCCAAAGCTCTCCCTTAGTGTAACCAGAGGGTCCAACACTAAGTGATCACGACAAACTGTGATCCACCCTCTTTCACTTTTTTTCATTATGGCATTTCTCGACTGGATTCAAGAAGCAATCGGTTCTAAAGTTGAAGACGAATATGGCATGGTTCATGTCATCACAGGTGGCAAACTTGTGGCTGACTCTCCCATGTGGCCGATGATTCAACTGACTGATGATATGGGTGTTCTGAGATATGTCACTCTCGATCGTTTCATGGAACTCATTTCTGTTGGGTAATATTGTTAGTAACCTCTAAAGCTCCCCTTTAGTGTAACCAGGACTTCTTCTCTAAGGTTGTTTCTCTGAAAAGACTTCTTCCTTAGAGTTGTTTCTCCTCTTAAACAAAAACTGAATCATGGTCTATCTCATCTCTCAATCCAACGGTTGCACATACACTCTCGACCCCGATCATTCCCGAGTTCTGTATTACGCACCTCTGTTGTCCGATGGTACTTGTGAAACCGCATTCTCAGCTTACGCTGAAGTCGAATGGGACGAATTGGATGAAGATGTTCTCAACGAAGCAGATCGTTGTTATCACCTTCTGATGTCTGAGTTCGATGCACCTTGTGGTCATTATCGTTGAGGATTATTGTTTGTAACCTCCAAAGCTCTTCATTAGTGTAACCACATCAACCCCATGAAACTCGTTCTTTTCGTCATCGTTGGAATTCTGTTCTGGACAAGTGATGACGCACGAAACTTCACCGCTAATCAACTCAACAACGCAGCTGAAATCGTCCGACCTGATACTAACAAGAACTCCTTCACAATCAAATTCTGATTATTGTTAGTAACCTCCAAAGCTCCTCATTAGTGTAATCAACCATTCAACCATGACCATTTCATCCACTTATCAGACACAAATCACCGACACCAACTACAATGGTTGGACCAATTACGAGACCTGGAATGTGGCTCTCTGGCTTGGAAATGACGAAGGTTTGTATTCTTTGGCTCGTGGTTATCGTCATCATGGTTATAAGTCACTTTCACACATGTTGATGGAATTTTCTCCTTCAACTCCTGACGGTGTTAAGTGGGATGATGATAATCTCAACATCTGTGAACTCAATGAAATGTTAGAGGATGATTTCTGATTATGTCATCAATCTACCAACTGAGAGGGTCTAACTTGGATCCTCTTCTTTCTGCAAAACTTGCACCTTTCATTTACGCACATCGTCCACATGATAAGCCTCCCGCTAAGGAAGATTTGGATAAAGGTGATTACATCCCCAAAGAATCGCCATTGTCTAAAGATAACATCATCGACACTTATAAGGCAATCCGTTATAATCAAGACTTAGAATGGTTAAAGAGAAAAAGGGAATACAATCGTAAGTGGAAAGGATACAGATCTCATTTTGCGTTAGGTATCTCCGAATGAAAGAATTTGATTATGAACTTGATTACAAACGTCTTGACTTTACAGATGCATCAACTCGTCAACTTTATCGTATTGGAAGGGGAGAACAAGGGGTTTTATTGGTACGCCCTTACACAGACGATATTTGTGCTCATTGGAAATTTAGAACCCCTCGTTTAGCATCATTATCATCACAAAAGATTCTAAAGATGTATGAAGATTATAAGGAGAATAAGGACTTCATTGGTATGGATATGTGTCGTAAGTTCTTAGAGATGGGTTTCACAAGAGCAAGAAGATATGCCAATCATAAGGATGGAAAGAAGTATGATTCTCAGGGTAAAGTGTTACCTCAGGAGAAGGATTGGAGAACATCACCTAAGGCTCAATCTGCTGTCATTTTTAAGAAGATAAGGGACCAAGTTGCTTATGATCCTGTTTATAAGGAGATGAGAAGGTTATGGAGGGAAAATGAGTAAATGGTCCTAAAAAAAGGTCATAAATAACACTTTTTTATTAAATAAATGGTTTTTTAAATGTATATGAGTGTTTTATTGTTTTCCACAGGTTTATCCACAAGTAAAGGTTTATCTGTGGAATAAGTGTCAATTAAGTGTGATTTTATGTGTCTGGAAATGTGCTCAGGTCTTGTGATCTAAGCCCGCATTCTAACAGAAGGACTCAGAAATGTCAACCCCCTCCGAGACACTCCCACCCCCCAGATTGCAATTCCTTATGTATGACTTTCGCAACACACTTAACACAGTGGAGATATACTCGTTATAATACTTTTGTCCTCATAAAGGCACTGAGACTCAGCAGCAAATGAATACACTTACCAAGACACTTTTAGGCACTCTGAGTCTACTCAGCACCATCACTCCCAGTGTACTCTCAGGAGAACAGATTGGTGGGCATTACTTCATGACTGGTGAAGACTTTGGAGAACATGAAGAACTTGCCACACAACTGATTGATACACTGAACCAGATAAGTGTGCCTGTGTTGGATGGTACTAAGAATGAACTTTCACAGTGCATAGGAAAGACAAGTAATATTCTGGGGTACTATTCAGCAAAGCATGATGTGATGGTGATTTGTACTAAGGGTGTTCCAAATTGGTTGAGGTTTGAGACATTGGTGCATGAGACAGTTCATGTAATCCAAGACGCCAGAGATGGAATGGAGAATGACACATTAGAGGCAGGTACTACTCATTACATTGCCACCCTATCTGAGGATCTGGCTAAGAAGAAGCTCCGCCTAATCCGTGAGTCTTATCCACAGTCCCACTGGGATATTGAGGTGGAGGCATTCTACTTTGAGACGCAACCTGAGGTGGTGTTAGATGAACTGAAGAAGTGGATATTCTGATGGTGTTATTGTTTGTAACCCCGAAACCTCTTCTTTAGTATGAACAACACTTCTACCATCACTTTCCGTCAAGCACTTGTCATTCTCGAAGAACACTTTGACTCGACCTATCGTGGCATCAAAACTGTACGTGAAATGTGTTCAGATCTGACTGACGCGATGTATTGGGACAAGGAAGATCCCAACACAATCTATCATCAATTCGAGACTAAATCTGGTCCGAATCGTATTGTCAAAGATGATCAAATTGTCAAACTTGCTCTACACTACGTTTGACCCATTGATTGACAACTAAGGAAGAAACAGTTAGTATACATATGTGAGACCAAATCCCTAAGGTCTATAAACTTAGAGGGACACATAGAGAGTGGTTACTTTATGTGAGCTGTAGAGATTGGTGGTTCTTTCTTTACAGTCTGGTGGTTACAAGAACAAGGGCTAGGGGTGGTTCCC